CTGTACATCATTTTTCCATCCTACCATGTAACCGTTAGTGCGGAACCCGTGCCCCTGCCAACACTGGATTAAAAATCGTAATGCTTTATGATACGGTTCATCCGGCATCATCATCAACTCCCATGCATCCAGCTTATATGTATCCTCATATTTTTCACGACTGAACGGTGTAGTCATTACCATTCTGGCCAGACGATCCGAATCCTCCTGTATACACCGGAAGATATTCACAACGTCATGATCCAGATCATTAATCGTTTCGATATCAGATACCGGCTTATTAAATAACACGGCCCCGCTGCCGAAGAACGGCTCTACATAGCTGTGATGTTCCGGTATCAGTTCCACCAATCGGGGAGCAATATTCCACTTACTTCCCGGATATTTCAATACTGTTCTCATTTTCTTTAAAAGGAACCCGGCGCGCCTTTTATCCGGATAGGTCCCGGCTCCTTTCTCTAATCAAATCTTGTCTCTTTACAGACTCTACTTTCAACGTTTCTCCGCAGCGGATTTCCCTCGCTGTCTTTTGTAAACCGTAAAACATGTCACGAATATAACCACGGCGTATAAAACATCTAATGGATCACCATTCTACATCACAGTGTGCACATGGTTCTCCAAGACACTCATTCTTTTCATTGACAGGTTTTACATCGAAAAGACCTATCTGACCATCTATTTGTTTCATTCTGTCAAAAGGAACCCGATATATCGTTACCCCGGCCGGAGGTTCGGCTCCTTTCTGTTGACTTGTTTATTTAATCTTTGTATTATGTTTATAAAATTATGTATTTAAGGAGACTCTGTATGTTTAATCTTAACCAATCTCTTATTTGTAAAAACGGACACTATTTAAAATGTTATGATGGTAAGTTCTGTCCAAATTGCGGTGCCGAAACGATTGATTCATGTCCGAATTGTTCTGAGAAAATACCATTTTTGGACCAATCAGCTATAATCCAAGATTATAAAATTCCGTCATATTGTTTTAAGTGCGGATCTCCATATCCGTGGACCACGACATTATTAGATACTGCTAGAACTATCGTACATGAAGATGAATTACTACAGGACGAACAAATTACTGAATGGTGCGACTGCTTTCCCGATATCATTTGTCAAACTCCAAAAACCCAACTTGCATTGATTAGATATAAAAAAATGGTTGATAAAGCAGCTTCAACGACAGTAAACGCTTTAAAAGATTTACTTGTTGATGTTGTTTCAGAAACTATAAAAAAACAGTTGTTTGATTTATAAAAAGTTACATCTTGAACGGGCTAAGTTGTACAGGCTTAACCTGTTCTCTCCTTTTATTTTCTGCTACTGGATATTCTTTATCTTTTCTACTCACTATGTATCGTTAATTTCAAATTCTTATCCATGGCTACCTTTTTAATTTTAATAACTTTCTATTGTCCCTCCAACATGTCCATTTTTAATTTCCCTTATATGGACTTTGCCATCGTTCTCAAATTTTGCCTTATCATATAATTCTCTCAAAATGCTAGTTGCTGATAATTCCTCAATCCGTTCTCTGTTTCCGTGGATTCCATCTTTCACTTCTACATCCCCCTTAAATTCTAAATATCCAGTTTAGCCTAACTTATATCTGTCTCTTGCTGCGGACCGGAACATCATAAAAAGCATTTCCTGCAATGATTTTTCTCTATTTCTCCGTTTTGCCTTCTTAATCATTGTCAGTTTGTTCCCTCTTTTACAGCATTTTCCGGCGTTCTCCTGCAACCGCTCCACTCTCACATCCGTAACCTTAAGCCAGATCCGTGCCGCTTCTTTCGGCATATATCTGGGCGGATGCCACTTCGCGTCTCCGCTTATTTCATCTGTTGCCCGATACATATAACAACCATATCCTCGTTTATCTATGACGCTTTTTTGTGGTTCTTTCGGACAATTTCCGTGCTCGTCCCCTTCACATGAACAACAATCAAAATGTTCCCATGTCTCCCGAACATACAAAATATCTCCCAGCTGATACGGTGGCTTCGCATACTGCGTTCCATAATGTGCTGTAAGTTGCGGTTTCATAATCCGCCTGGTACAACTCTTTCTTCCGTCCAGAATCGCCCGAACCGAACCATCGGTGTTGATATGAATAGATTTAATTGCCATCAATACCCCCTACCATCCGAAGATTACATATCCTGGCATCAAGCCATATTCCGGTGCATCACGCAGAATATATACAATGCGTATGCCGGTCTCGCGTCCTGTATATTTCTCCCCGTCCCACTCTTTCAAAACTACTGCATCTCCTATCTGCAGATTATCCTTGTCCTTACGAATTTCAAATTTTTTTCGATCATGGATAACCTCATTGAAATACTCTGGCAATATTTTCTTCTCGACTATTTTATGCATCTGCTTCACCGCCACCTTTCACGATCTCGATCATATCAGTCAGTATTCCATCGCACCCGAACTGTTCCATTTCTGATCGATATTCTTCTAACTGCTTCACAACTTTCTCCGGATCATTCATTCTCCTGTTCCACTTTTCAGTCGCTTCTGTTTCCGTTTCTCCACTGATAGCGCATCCACACTCTGTGCATTCAATAAATGCTCCACCTTTATATACTGGCATCTTGCAAATGATATGCCTATGTGGCTCAATAACTTCGATTACAGCTTTCCCGCCACAGAACGGGCATGGTTTAAGTTCTTCGCTCATTTTTTATCTTCCTTTCTTTCATCAATACACTTTCTGACCGCACCCACAATATCCTGGATAAGGCATTAGGTTATGACACTTCGGGCAGAAATATTTCCCCTCAATGAGTTCTCTGGAAATCGCTGTCTGCTTTTCCACCGCCGCCCGGCATTCTTCCACTGTTCCGATCGTGCGGTATTGCTGTATTTCTTTCTGATATGTTTCCGCAAAATCTTTCAGATGCCGTAATACATCCCACTTAAATATATTTTTCTCATTCTTCATAAGATTTTCAGCTGTTTTAACGGTTTCTTCAAATGTCCAGCTATTTATTTTTTCATTCACCATTGCAGCTCCTTTCCACCTACACAGGATAATAATTGCTCTAGTCATCCTTGATCCAATATCCAGTGCTCCATACTCCGGTCAACGGATCGCATACTTTTCTGCCTTTAATCCTGACTATGCCTCCAATAGTTCCGGATCATCAAATATGTTGCCGATAATTTCACATTCATGCAACCATTCAGAATAATCTTGATATCCATCTTCTCTGTCATCAATAATGTATCTTGCATTTGCATCATCCCATTTGACAACACCATAAATAACATTATCCTTAAGAATATCATTCTCAAAGACCCGTTTACCGTTCTTATCCTCAAGTCTTGTGCACTGGCAGACAGTATCAGGAATACACGGACAAATTCCTCTCCAATTACCATCTCTCCATCGTTCTCCTCCTGCTTCCTGTATACCCGGTCTCTGTAATCTTCAACAACGCTATGCAACTGACAATACCGGCAGTCCATAATATTCTTTTCCAGACAAGTATCATTTAAGATACTGCATGTTCCGTCTGTCATCTTTTCCATACCACTCCTCGTTTTCTCAAATTTAATGTCCGCTCCGCATCATACAAAACAGCATTTCCGTCATAGACTTTTTTCTGCTTCCCACGATGCAGGGCTTTATTATTTCCAGTCTCCATGATACATCATCCGATACCCGTGTCGGTTCTTCAAACTCCTGATATTTATCCCGCATCCACGGAACAGCCACTATAATTCCAAAATTCTTGGAAGATTCTGGATTTGTTTTAATAAGATGTTTTTCAAAAGTTCTATCATTCAAGTCTGAAAGAATATCTTTATAACACTGCATCGTGGTTACTATGTAGTTTTTCTCACCATAGAAGTTTAGACCATTCCCGCTGTATACGTCCTCTTTGCAACTCTTGATTTCGTAGCATATAAAAATTCCCTTTTCCAACGATGACACTGCGTATTGGTTTGGCGGTTCAAACTGCATGAAATCTACTCTTCCACCCTTCCCGGCAGTTGTGAACGCGTCAATGCTAACCTCACTCGCCCAGTATTTACCCATGCCGCTAAATCGGCTACTTACAAGCAGTTCTCCGAGAAACCTTGTTGTTTCCGCTCTCTCCATGCTATCCCTCACTTTCTGCCTTAAGCCACTGTTCCACCTCTGTAACAGAACACATTGCTACGCCGCCCTCAATGGTCTTTACGCTACCCTGCTCATATGTTTCGATTGAGCAAAGGAAATCTAAAAGCTCTTCATCCGTCATGCTCCGGATCCGGTCTGCATTGGTCTGTTTATTTGTCACTATGCATCCATCAGGATGTATTCCATCTTTCATATCATTCCTCACTTTCTCTGTATGACTCTGGTAGCGGCATCCAAGCAATAACGTCCAGAATATTCATTCCATCCGTGAAATTAATTCCATTCCAAAATGCTCTAAATGGGTATACCTTGTCTTGCTCACTACTTCCGTATTTTGTTGTTACCAAATACACTTCAAGACATTTTCCCTCAAATAACGGATTTTCTTCCGGTTCTTCTGGAATCTGCTCACTGCATGGAATCCATCCGCTTTCCTGCTCCAAAATTCTGTTGATCTCTTCCTCCGAAACCACTTTTGTTAGAGGAGAATACCCACAGGCTTCTGTTGCTACCTCAGATATCCGGTTTTTAATCCTGCTTATTTTCATTCTGATCCTCACTTTCCGGCAACATAGCATATTTATAGCTACTCATTTTACCGTCATATGTGCTCCATGACGTTTTTCCGTAATCCCATGTATAAACCGTTTCATCTTCATATTTTGCAAAATGTTCTTTGCTCCACGCAAAAAGTTCAGAATCTCTGACCAAAATCGGTGTATCGACTGGAACTTCGCTCCAATCAACATACTGGCTGTTCGCCCACTCTTTTGCTTTTTCTCTGCAACGACCAGTATTTCTAATGTCGTTATCGCAAAAATCACATTTATCGCAGACTCCCCTGCATTTTTCCAGTTTTCCATTAATTAACGCAATATTGCCTCCTTCACATGCAATATTTAAAATCTCTTCCGCATATTTTTCTCTATTCAGCATCTTTCTTCTCCTTCCCGTACCGCAACTGATACGGTACTTCCTTAAAATTTCTCAATGCATCCGTGGTTGGATGCTTCGACACATATGTATGCCTGTCTGTCATTTCGCTAAGACATCTTCGTTTTTCTTTACTTTCTGTATACATATTTTCTCCTTTTATACAACTCCAACGGCCATTTTCGCCAACATATCAGCTTTCTCATTACCACGGACACCTGAATGCCCTTTTACCTTTTTGAAATAAATTTTTATTTTGGCATTTCTCACATAATCTCTATATAACTGT